ACTGGCGACACCACCAGTCCACAGTTTTTGGCAAGCAATGGCTTGAAAGAAAACAGCAGCACCGTTAATACTAGCTACACAATTGCTGCTGTTAATAACGCAATATCCGTTGGCCCAGTCACTGTCGCTAGTGGTAAGGCTGTAACAGTTTCCAGCGGCCAACGCTGGGTTATTTTATAAGGAATCAATATGGCATCTTCAATTAATGCTTCAACTGCTGGCTCTGGTGGAGTCATCACCACAGCAGACAATAGCGGGGTCTTAAACATCCAGACTGCTGGTACAACAGCGGTTACCGTAGACGCATCACAGAATGTAGGTATTGGTGCAACTAGCAATGGTTCGAAATTATATGTCCATACTACAACTAATAAAAACTTAGCTTTAAATTATTCCACTTATTATTCAAGCAATATTATTTATTCTGCCGATGATGCTGGTTCAGATTTACCATTTGCTCTTGCTGGAACACCAATTACATTTAATACTCAAGCCACAGAGCGTATGCGTATTGACTCTAGTGGTAATTTGTTGGTTGGTACTACTACAAGCCTTGCTAGTGGACAAACTATTACTGGTGGCAATGGTCCACAATTTAGCCTAAACACAACTACAAGATATACACAATTTAACTTTTATAATTCAGGAACTCAAAAATCATTTATTGCTTGGGATAACACAAATACCAATTTGTATGTTCAAAATTCATCTGGCGGTGTTTATCTTACAAATACAGGAACTTCTTGGACATCAAATTCTGATGAAAGATTAAAAGAAAACCTAGTAAATATTACAGATGGTTTATCTAAAGTTTGTTCTTTGCGGTCTGTAATTGGCAATTTTATTGCCGATAAAACAAAAAAGAAAACACCATTTTTAATTGCCCAAGATGTTCAAACAGTTCTTCCTGAAGCTGTAACTACATCAACATTAAAAGATGATGAATCAAACACAGAGTATTTGGGTATTGCTTACACCGAGGTAATTCCATTGCTAGTAGCTTCAATTAAAGAACTAAACGCTAAAGTAGACGCACAAGCACTAGAAATTAAAGCACTTAAAGGAGCCGCATAATGGCATACGGAACAATTAACGCCGATCAGATCGGCACAAGCGTCGCCAATACCTCGCTAGGTGCTGGTGATGCGTCTTTATTGAAGAACCGCATTATCAATGGTGCGATGGTGATTGACCAAAGAAATGCTGGTGCTAGTGTTACTGCTACAACAAGCAATCTTTATACTATTGATAGATGGCAAGCATTTGCAACTCAAAGTTCTAAATACACAGTTCAACAAAATGCTGGTTCAGTTACTCCGCCAGCAGGGTTTACCAATTATCTTGGTGTAACTTCTTTAGCTGCAACTTCCGTTGGTGCAAGCGATTTTTATTTAATATCGCAAGGTATTGAAGGATACAATTTTGCTGATTTAAGTTGGGGAACTGCTAACGCCAAAACAATAACAATTTCTTTTTGGGTTCGTTCTTCTTTAACAGGAACTTTTGGAAGTTCTCTTACAAATGGCGGCAACAGAAGTTATCCATTTACATACACTATTTCTTCTGCAAATACTTGGGAACAAAAATCAGTAACTATTGCTGGTGATACAACTGGAACATGGAACACAACAAATACAGCAGCAGCGTTTTTATTTTTTAGTTTAGGTGCTGGTTCAACATGGAGTGCAACTGCTGGCTCTTGGCAGGCTGGAAATTACCTTTCTTCAACAGGAGCAACATCCGTAGTAGGAACAAACGGAGCAACTTTCTACATTACTGGTGTTCAACTAGAAGTAGGAAGTAGTGTTACTGGATTTGAGTATGTTAATTATCAGACTAGCCTAGCTAACTGCCAAAGGTATTATCAAAAAACTGGTTTTGGTATGTGTGGAAGGGCTGAAGCTACAACATTGGCAACATTGTCAGGAAAATATATTGTTGAAATGCGTTCTGCTCCTACGGCTACATTATTAAGTGGAACTACTGCATTAGCTACTTTTGGAGTATCAGCATACGATGTATCATCATTAGCCACCACATCAAATTCTACTAATGATTTTAGACAAGCTTTTAATTCTTCTGGAATGACAACTGGAAATATTATTAATGGATATGCCGCTAACTTTCTAGGATGGAGTGCAGAATTATGATGTATCAATTATTCAAAGATGACATTGTTTTTGGTAAAGCACAATGCATTAAACGCATTTCCGATGGAGCTGTTATCCCTTTTGACCCTGATAACACAGACTACCAAGCCTACCTTAAATGGTTAGAGGCAGGCAACACCCCACAACCAGCCGATGAGGTAACAAAATGAGCACCATAATTAATGGTACAAGTAATGCTATAACATTCCCTGACGGGACTATTCAGAACACTGCTGCTGTTAGCGGTGTAGTGTTGCAAGTGGTTCAATTTACAACTGCTTCGCAATTTTCAACAAGTAGTAGTTCACCTGTTGCTTCAGGATTTGGTGCTTCAATAACGCCTAAATTTTCAACTAGTAAAATTTTAGTGTTAATGAACTTTAATGCTGGTATTTCTGTTTCAGCCACCAATAACAATTATTTTATTTACAGAAACACAACTCCTACTGGTTACAGGTTAACGGCTGGATATGTGCAAGCAACTGCATTTTTGGGAACTTCAGCCGCCATGTGTTATTTAGATTCTCCTGCTACAACATCTTCAACAACTTATAATTTGTATGTAAGTACTGATGGTGGAACTGCTTATGTTCGAGGTGACCCAAACTCAACTACAACAATTACTCTTATGGAGATTGCGGCATGAGTTTAACTATTCAACAAACTGAAGCAATTTATAAACTTTACCCACAAGTAATTACTATTCGTGATGATATTGCTTACGATGCAGATGGCAATGAAGTAGCTTACGACCTACAAGCCGTAACTGCACAAGCCCAAGCTGATGCACAGGCAGTCATTGATGCAAAAGCTTCCGCATTAGCTAAGCTCACAGCCTTGGGCCTGACCCAAGCTGAAGTTAAGTCATTAATTGGATAACATGTCCGAGTTTATTGACAAAAACGAGGCAGCCCTATCTGCCCACGAGCGAATCTGTGAGGTGCGCTATGATGCTATCTGTGCCAGACTAAAACGTCTGGAGCAGATACTCATTGGCTCTGCAGGATTTATTATAGTAACCCTTTTAACTATTGTAATTAAATTGCACTAATGTTTGGCATCGACGATATTGTTAGCGCTGGTCTTAAGATCATCGACAAGGTGATCCCCGACCCTGCCCAAAAGGCACAAGCCCAAATTGAGCTCACCAAACTGGCTCAAGAGGGCAAACTGGCTGACATCCAGGCTGACATTACTGAGGCCCAAGAGCTCACCAAACGGCTACAAGCCGACACAAGCAGCGACTCTTGGCTCGCTAAAAACATCCGCCCCATGACGCTGATTGCCATCATATCGGGTTACTTTATCTTTGCCATGATGTCGGCTTTTAATATGGACACCAACCAGCGCTATGTAGAGTTGTTGGGACAGTGGGGCATGTTAATTATGTCCTTTTACTTTGGTGGCAGGACATTAGAGAAGATCATGAACAAATGAACAAGGAAAAACTCAGTGCCGCAGTTACCCTCATGGCTACTATCACTCTTAGCATTATTGTTTTGTCTATGGTTTTTGTGTTACTTGTGGGTCTTTTTGACAACCATGTAGACAACACCAAAATATTTGAAGCCATTACGCCAGCATTCCAAACCATCGTTGGTGGTTTTATTGGACTAATCACTGGCATTAAGATTGGCACAAACGACGAGTAACACCCCAATTTGCGGTATTATGCGCAAAGTAAGGAGCGAAAATGAAACGATTTATAGCAGTACTGTTGTGGTTGTTGGGCAGTGTGGCAGTAATCCACTACACCGACAAATACACCCATATTGAAGAAAACGTGATGGCAATAGCAAAATCCACCCTATCGTTTATTACCAAGGAAGAGGGCCTACGCAATAAGGCTTACAAAGACTCCAAGGGTCTTTTAACAATTGGCGTCGGCCATCTAATCAAACCAGACGAGCAGCACCTCCTGACTGCCACCCTGACAGACGAGCAGGTAGAACAGCTTCTACAAAGCGATTTAAAGTGGTGCCAAGACGCTGTTGACAACAACGTAAAGGTACCCCTTACCCAGAACCAATACGACGCCTTGTACAGCCTGTGCTTCAATATTGGTGAGACCAATTTTCGTAAGTCTACCGTACTGCGTAAGGTGAACGAGAATGACCTCAAAGGGGCGGCTGATGCCATCCTAATGTGGAATAAACCCGCTGTTTTAGAAGGGCGTAGAAAACGTGAAAGGGCATTGTTTTTAACAGGGTTATAGGGCGTAAATGCCCTTTTATTTGCATTAGTATATACAGGACAACCAAAGGAATAACCATGGACGATTTTAAAAAACTACCTAAAATGCAATGCTTTAAAACTGGCGGTTCAGTTAAACCTAAAGCAATGTGTTATGGCGGCAAAATGAAAAAAGGTGGTGAAGTTGATGCTGCTGATATTAAGCAAGATAAAGCCATTGTTAAAAAAGCCATTAAAATGCACGATGCTCAAGAGCATAAAGGCGAACATACTGACTTGTCTAAATTGCGCAAGGGTGGCCGTGCCAAAAAAGATTGTGGCACAGTACGTAAGTATAAGGCTGGCGGCGGTGTATACGGCGCTAAGAAAACCGATGCTGATATCAAGAGTATTGATAAAGCAAAAAACTTTAAACCAGAAATGTTGTGTGGTGGCAAGTCTGTAAGTAAATACGCAACCGGTGGTTCAACAACACAGCCGGGTGCTACAGTATCTCAACAAAAATTCTATGACCAAAATAGAGCTGCAGCAAAGAAAAAAGAAGCTGCTGCTGACTATGAAGCTTTTGGTTCACGTGGCGATGCAGCCCGTAAGGGTATGGAAGAGGGTCGCATGGATACCATGGGAACTGCTTACAAAAAAGGTGGCAATATTAAAAAGTGTGCTGAAGGCGGTTCTTTAAAAGAAGTTGATGCACAAGACAACCCTGGTTTAGCTAAGTTGCCAACTAACGTACGTAACAAAATGGGTTACATGCGCACTGGCGGTAAAGCTAAAAAGATGATGACTGGCGGGACTTGTTCATAATGCCAATCGAATCTAAACAACAAGAAAAAGCTATGTACGCCGCAGCCGCTGGTAAGTCAACATTAGGCATCCCTAAAAAAGTTGGCAAAGAGTTTATTAAAGCTGGCAAAGCAAAACCAAACTTACCTAAAACTGTAGCTAAGCGAGCCGCTGGCCGCGGAAGGTAATAATGGCGTATTCTGATACGTACAATAAGACTAAGGTTACTGTAGATCAATTGATCTCGTACGCCTATCGTGATGCTGGTAAAACGGCAGAAGAAATGACGCCTGAGTATGTTAACGCAGGCCGTCAGGCTTTGTTTTACATTTTGCAGAACAGCGCCAACCGTGGTATTAATATTTGGTTGCAAAAGATTGAAGTGTTGGGACCACAAACCAATCAACAAATCCTTGACATGCCACCAAACTGCGTGGATGTCTTAGAAGCAAACTGGGTCTACATTGTTAATCCAACAATCTCTAGCGCACTGCCAGTGGATAACCCAGATTCCCCAGTACTATTTGATCAAAACTACAACAGCGATTTAAACCTCCATGCAACATCTACTCTATCTGAAAACTACTTTGGCGCAGCTTACAGCCCGCAGACTCGCATATTTTATGTCGGCTTTAATGCTTACGCACCTAGTGGCACTGCTACTTATAATCTGGATCTCGAAGTAAGTAACGACGGTATTAATTGGACTGTATGGGAGTCATTACCTGAGACAACATTGTCTGACCGTAACTGGGCATACTTTGGCATCAACGTAACTCAACAGTTCTCTTTCTATCGCCTTAAAAACCGCGATACAGCAAACACATTCTCGTTGCGTTCTATCCAATTTGCTCAAAGTCAGCAAGTTATTCCGATGGCACGTCTTAATCGTACTGATTATTTCTCGCTGCCAAACAAACAATTCCCAAGTCAACGAACCCTACAATACTGGTTTGATCGTCAGATCGTGCCACAGATGTATTTATGGCCTGTGCCTAACAACAACTTCCAAGTGTTCTCGTTTATTTTGGAATTACAGCCTCAAGACGTTGGTTCATTAACTAACGAGCTCTACATGCCAGATCGTGCTATTCCTTACTTCCAAGCAGCCCTATCACACAAGTTGGCAATGCAACTGCCCCAGATTGATTTAAACCGTGTAGCGTATTTGGAAAAGTTGGCATTGCAAGCACGTACTGAATTTGAAGATGAAGATCGTGATAAGTCACCAATCTACTTCCAACCCAACATAAGTTACTATACACGATGAGCGTTATTCAAACTTACGATAGCCTCGTTCTTAATGTTCAGCAATACATGGAACGTAACGATCCAGACTTCATTGCGCAAATTCCTAATTTGATTGCGTTGACTGAGTCATCAATTGCTGCTGAGCTTAAGACTTACATGCAGCTTATTGTTGTAGAAACTAATTTGGCACAAAACCAAACGGTGCTCAACAAACCAGCACGTTGGCGTAAAACAGTGTCTATGAAAGTCAACGGTACTCCAGTCTTGCTTCGTAGTCAAGATTATGTGTCACAATACTTATCAGAATCCGATAATGCAAAACCTCTGTACTACGCTGATTATGATTACAGCAACTGGAACTTTGCACCGTTGCCAGATCAAAATTATCCGGTAGAGATTATTTACTATGCTGAGATTCAGCCTTTGGATCAACAAAATCAGCAAAATCTATGGACTGCCATAGCACCACAAGCCATGTTATATGGCACTTTGTTACAAGCTCAAGGCTATTTAAAAGCC